AAAATATATTGAACTTTTTATACTTATTCCACATTGAACGACAAACTTGCCTCATATCAATATTGCTCAGTGTAAATTCAGTGGAGGCAGCATTGATTATTCCCAAATTGGTCTGCGATGTTGTCAGTCCGGATGGGTTTATATACAATGTCGCTTTCTCTACTTTATAAATGGGTTTTATGAAAAAACCAATAGTGGACGCCGGATTGATGCCTCCAAATGTAAAAGCAAATGCTGCGCTGTTGTCGTGATTTTTCAAATTGAATGTGAGATTTACATTGTCACCATCCCGTTTAAATTGAATTGGTCCCAATGGATAGTTCATTTGTGCTTGATGTGCCGACGCGGTATTCGCAAAAACCATGGCACCAACAATTGGGCTTTCAGTTGTTGAACCCAATCTATCAGTTCCATTCGAATTTTTTGTTACACTATTCACAAAATTCAGTCCGTTTATTTGAATCTGGCAAACCCTCGCATTTCCACCTGGGGTGCCTATCCCAGCGTTATTATAAAACGCCATTTGGATTTCAAAATCCTCATGTTTATCCCAAAAATTGCGACACAATCGCCTCATATCAAATGCCGGATAATTGTATTCTTTACGGTCTGTGCTCACGGTGCGACCCACCTGCGTGTTAATCGTTGAAATCGTATTGAAACCAAAAAACGCGCACTCATTCATTTCGCCTGAGATTACGGGTTCAAATACAAAATGAAACGTCACATCATTAAAAATATTTCCTGCTGTAATTACACCAAAAGTGCTCGGACCGCCTGTAGTATTCACATTCGTAATTGTAAAATTTAAATTCACTAAATCGCCGTCTTTTCTGAAATTGTAACTTTGCCCCGTATTTGATATCACATTGTTTAAATTACTTGATACTGGTTGGGCATTATAAACAACAATTGGGACATATTGCTGACTCATATATGCCGTATCATAGTGGAGGTTTTCCCATGTAAGACCCGCCATATTATAGCAAATAACTCCTGTTGTCGTACCGCTAATATTTGTGATAGTTCCTCCGATAGCGGACGACACTACCTTCATCGCAAAAACATCATATTTGTCCCACATTTCACCGACAACATTCCGCATGTTGATATTTGAAAATGTGAAGTCTGTTTTCTGTGCGTTAATTGTGCATGGATTTGTTGTTGAACTTGTTGATAATATCAATGAACCACTTTGAGAAAGCATTTATATTATCTGGATATTTTATTATTTTACATCTTTAACAAAGATGAGTCAAAATTTGCTCCACTTTTTCAAAGTGGAATTCCTACAACGGCGAATGTTAAACTAAAGCCGTTCATTTGTAAATTTAAAGCCGTGCCTCCACCGTTTGCTGTGAACATTTGAAACGCTAAATCTACATTTTCGGACTCGGGTTTTCTAAAGCTTAATATACTCGATGGATTATCCATACAATCACCTTCAGAAGTCGATGCTGTTGCATATCTGAAAACAGGTGTGTATCCGATGCCTTGCGAATATGATGATGTCGTGGTTGTTCCTATACAATTTATAAATTGAAGACCTTCAATTTGAAACCATAACAATCGTTGTGCGCCTGACATTGCTGTCGCAGTTTGTCCTACTCCAACCGTTAGACAAACCAAATTGAATTTATTATATTTATCCCATAATGTTCCAATAATGCGTCGCATATTTACATTCGTAAAAGTGAAAGTGGTAAATGTTGAATTCATCGTTCCAAATTGGTTCGTTGCCCCTGCCGAAAGGATTTGTGTCGTCAATGTGAAATTTGCGAGTTCATTTTGATACAAATAATTGAACGGATTTTTATAAATTTTATCTTTTTCAAACGGCACAAATGTTAAAAAGAACGCTGAAGGATTTAAATTTACAGCCGTTCCATTATCTGGAGGAAGCGTAAAGTTAATTTCGATATTCGTATTATCTGGTTTTATCATCACAAATTCCCGTATATTTTTTATGAGTCCACCCAAATTCGTATTAAGACCCTCGTTTAAATTTTGGCTCTGATTATAATAACCGATTGCTGTATTGTATCCTTGTTTATTGCCTTGGTATGATGCCTGGATTATATTTAATCCATTTACAAACACACCACATAGTCCCGCTGTACCTCCTATAAACGAATTTTCATTTCCTATATACACTTTGAAAAAGTCATATTTTTGAAACAACGTTTCGCCTAAAACACGACGCAAATCAACAAAAAATGTTAAACTGCGATTGTCGGTGGTTCTTACTCCGATTGCTGATTGTGTGGTTGTTAAATTTGCTCCATAAAGCCATAATTTTGCTACTTCTGTATCCATTTATAATAAAACAATATTTTATTATTAATGCTTAAACTGCTTCTTTTTTGAGTTTGCGGAGTTCTCTCTGTCGTTCCAATATCTGTTCTTTGTTTGCTTCATAATGTTCTCTACGTTTTGTATTGATATCATCTTTATTTTTATGGTATTGCTCTAAACGATAAGCGTTAACATGGTCTCTATTTTTCTCTGTCCATTCACGTTGTAATTCCAACCTTTTCTCAGGGTTATTTTCACGCCATTCTTTCGCCTGTTGTTTTTCGCGCTCCTTAACATCATGGGTTTGTCGCCACTCTTTTTTTTTATGTGCTATTATTTCGGCGTTCTCTGCGTCATATTTTTTGCGAACTTCTTTTGCTTGTTCCTTATCTGTATATGCTCTCCTTTTGTTTAAAGTTGGTTTTAATTTGTCTATCCATTCTTGCTCCGTTTGGCGTTGTAAATGACGCTCACATTGTGCCAATAATTCACAAGTCCAATTATCAATTCCGCCGTTAGCACGGATAAAAGTGTAAAGATATGATGTGTATTCTATTTTATTACAATTTGTTTTATGTTGATAAAATCTATCTCGTGCTGAAACAGATGACCCAATATAAAAATCCGTTATTTCAGGATTATTTGCTCGCAATTTATAAATATCAATTGTATTCATTTTTATAAATTAATTAGTGAGTTGTCTTTAATATGTTTTACTTAACAATAATAACCCCATTCTTAATAGCGAGAATAACACACGCCATTTTCGTACACTAACACTTGGTCATAACATGCGAAGGCCGTCTGGAGGACAGTGATGGCACCAGCACTGTAATAGTTGATGATGCTGAAAATATCACTTGTGTTAGTATTTGTTCCGGCAAATATGGACGCCTTATCAGCATTTTGGTAAACCTCCATATCAATACCAATCAAGAAAGCACCTGAATCCTCAGTGGACGCCTCTACCAAACCAGCAATAGTATTAGGAGCATTGAGTGTAAATGCGGTGTTATCAATTGAAGGTTGGAGATTCATATCAGCAAGGGAACCAAAGCATTTAATCGCTTCAGAGTATATTTCAGCGAACGAAGATGGTTGCGTTGAGGGAAGAACCTCAGACCCAACTCTGAACTGGTATCCGATGGAGTTAGTGCTTCCTACACCGAAAGCACAGTGGGACGAAGGGTATTGCGCCGCCAAACCAGCAGTGGTTCTAGAAGCAACAAAGATACTCTTGAGGGAACTGAACTTAGCAGGGATTGGGAACGACACCTGTGTTGCTGTGGTGGCAGGAACAGGGAATGAATTGGTGTAAGACCTGTATGAAGGCAAGACCATTTGAAGAGGATTAGAAGAACCTGATTTGATAGCAGCAACAGCACTATCGGGAAGCTCCAAAAATTCTCCACAGTAATTTACACCACTGAGGGTAAAGCTAAGACCAGCACCACCTTCAACCATCATTGCTCTAATAAGGGATGATTGTAAAACCAGCTCAACACGGAGGGGAGCAGCAGTCATCTCCCACAAAGGCAAATATTTCTCACCTGCTAAAGAACCAACAAGCGAAACCAAGTTAATAGCAAATGGGTATAATGTTCCTGGAGTTGCCGCAATAGGAAACTGAGCAGTAGTAAACGCTCTGCCTCTGTTGACAGAGCGGACATTCGCCAAAGCAGCAGCAGCAACACCAACACCAGAGAACTCCTCATTGGTTCCAGTTGTAACAGAAAGGCGTCCCTTAACCGCATCTTCGGGTGCTTGGTAATCATACAGGATTTTCGCCAACTGACCATAATTATCAATATCTTCAAGTAGATTGGAACCATGGAATACACGGATTCTTTGGATAAATTGATGGAACCCACACGACTCTAAGCAAGAACTGGTAGGAGCAGTTGTGGAAATCAAACCTACATTTCCTCTTAAATAAGACTCAGAGGGAATGAGAGCAGTGTTGGCTCTGGTGGGGATATTAATAGTGATCGTCGTACCTGGCTCATAAGAGCCAGTTCCGGATTGCGGCTGGATTTGCGTTAAATAACGACGGGCAGGGGCCGACTCGACCTTAGACTGAAATTTTCGTTACTACCACGCTATAACTAACAAGCATTTCCTCTTGTTAAGCGTCTTATCTTTTTAAATGGGATAAGAACCCTCTCGGGTTGGACTAGACTATATCTTAAGCATCATCGGGTTGGTTAGACCGTCATTTGATGCCCACTGGCATTTAGTCGTTGAACCGCCTTCATATCCTATCATAGCGGACTTAGAAGACTGGCTGCGGATTGACTTTATTCTATGCATTTTTACTATACCGATTGTGATTAACAACCGCCACCATAATGTTTCCACTATGGTTTAGTAGCATAGACCTTACAAGTTATCCCCGCAATTTGGAAGTGTTGCCCTAAATAGGACTTGCTTATCTTTTGGATAAACACTTAAACCCCATTGAGGTTCGCAGGAATCATTATAGTAATAGTCTAGAAAATAAATAATAATTTAATTACAATTAATTTATTATTTCGGTTTTTTGCTAAATGAAATGACAGATTTATCGCTTCAAAACATTTCTCTCTAAACCTCCCGAAACTTTCTTTGTTAAAGCTTCAGCAACTTGTTTTGCTGTGGCACGCATTATTAGCGGCATTTTTGAACCTAACATGTTTTTTCCGAGGGGCATCTTATGACCCATCATTGCTTTTCCTAAAGGCAGTTTATATCCTATCATTTATACTTTATAGCAATATTTTATTCTGTAAATTTAATACAATCTAATTGGAGCGTCATTTGGTAATTAATTCCATTGAGGTCAACTAACAACCCATTATTATCAATAATACGGACTTGGATTTGGTCCAAACGATTGACATACAAATTTGTCCTAAAATTATTATTATTCTGATAAGTTATTATTGAAAACGGCGCAACATACACTGGAATTGTTGCTAAAATATTTTGGTTAAGGGATTGCGCAACATTCACATTGTATGTCGGAAAATTTACTTCAATATTGAGCGCCCTTATTTGGTTTAAATTCACACAGTCACGTCCATATAACAAATTCGCAGTCGACGTTGTATTCGTTGTTTTGCTAAAGCCAATAATATGATTAAATGATGCCGCATAAATTATGAAATCGCTAGACGCATGTGTAATCAAAATTTTACTTGTAATACTGCTATATGTGATTGTAAAAGACACACCCATCGCAACTTGTAAAACATCTATTAATTGAGTTATATTATAATTGCCCGGTTCAACATAATATGTATTTACAGGACCAGCAACAAGTCCCCATGAAAATGTATTATCTGTTGAAGTGATGCTATAGAAACTATAAGGTATACTCGCATTTTGGAGAGATAAATAAATATAATGACCATCTGGAATTTCTATTACGGGTAAATAATAAACACTGTTTGCTGGATTATCATCTATCGTCTCAGTCGCATATCTGCTATTCAAATATATTTGGATTGATTCATTTTGATGTTGCATCGGTTAGTTATATTATCTATATATTTTATTGTATCTAAACCGTCTAAATATTACTACTATCAGTGATTATAAGAGGGTTAAAATTGCGATACATCTTATTTTCAATCGTGTCGACATCTAGATGAGAATACTCTTGACCAAAAATGTAATCATAAATCTTTCTGGCATCATCATCTTTCATTTGTAACAACTCCTGATTCACTGTGTTCCATTCTTCGCGGTTTTTCGGTTTGAAAATGGTTGCGTATGTGGTCTGCTTTCTCAACATCTTTGGAAAATACATATACGATTGAAGTGTAAAAATAAAACAAGTATTTAAATGACGTGCTTTAATCAACATCGTGTTCAGCAATTTTTGGACATCTTTATCTTTAAGTGAACTGGCAAAATCATCTATGATAACACAATTGTATTCCATTTCTTCATCACCATCATCGTCATACTCTTCTTTTCTCTCTTTGAGTTCAGAATATAACTCTTCTAAACTATCCCGAGTGAGTTCGTGATAAACCTTATCATGCTTTTCAAATGGGTGATTCTTTACACTCATAAAACTGATTGACGGCGTAAACAAATAAAGGTTATGGAATTTCCTGTGGTAAGACCCACCGCGCCTAAACTGATTCAAAAGCAAACTAGTCTTACCACTACCTCCGCTGCCAACTAATAAATATATCATTCCATTTCTGCGACTGATACCATCAGGAATATCCTTCACATATTTGTCCATCTTTTCCTTAACTGGTTTTATGCTCTTAATATCAGGGTTCACTTCTTCTTTAATATCCACTATTGGCATTTATATATGCCAACATTTTATTCTGTTATTTCATTTAGCACAATTGTTTAATTAAGTAAAAATATAATATTGCCTATGTATATAACATGTCTGACCAACCAAATGAGACGATAGATGATGCCGCGCTTACTAAACCTAAAAAAAAACGCTCGGAAGCACAAAATGCCGCCACCAAAAGAATGCGCACCGCTTTGGAAGCAAAGCAATTTGCCAGTGGGAAATTATCAACAGATGAAAAAAAGTTACGCTTACAGGCAATAAAGGAGCAACTTAATGGACCCCGTAAGGAAAAGACGCATGTAAAGGAGGAATCTGAATCAGAACCCGAATCAGAGGAAGAGGAAATACTGCCGCCACCTGTCGCACCCAAAAAACCTTTACATAAAAAGTCCATAAAAAATGAACCAAAGAAGCAACCCAAAGTCGTTTACGAAACCGAAAGCGAAAGTGAAGAGGAAGTAATAGTTGTTAAGAAAAGGAAGAAACCTAAAAAGAAGACCATCATATATGAGGAGGAATCTGAGGAAGAAGAGGAGGAACCGGTGAAACCCGTTAAAAAGGAACGGGAAACTAAAACGCAACAAAATGCCAGCAGTAAATTCAAAGTCACACCTGCCGTTGTTGAGAAACCAAAAAGTATTTATTATTTCGCGGATTAAAAAAATCAAATTTTTTGACTCAACTCAATTTTATTAGTTTTTTAAAAAAAATTGAAACACTTTTTTGTCTTTAAATTAAAGGCATAAAATATAAATCAAAAACAACTTAAAGAAAAGAAGATGGCAACAATGAAGCAAGTATCAGTAGGAGGTCGTCATATTCAGTATATTCTTGAGAATATACTTGGACAAGCTATTCTTAGAGAAGATAAGGGTCACCCTCTTAAACAAGAGGATAAAAAAGAGTATAAATTAGCAGATGGTATTATTTCAACTGATGGAACTCCATATATTGAAATTAGGTTTTATCAGGATTACAGATTAACGGTTACAGATAATTTATTTACATTCCCTATTCATACACGAGTTAGCGAAAGACATATAATAAAAGTATTAACAGATGAGCAACAGGAAGCAATATTAATATATTGCGGGTTTAAAAAACCTATAAAAAAATAAAAATATTACTATAGTTTAAATGCTTATTGAGAAAAGTAATAGGAAAGGCAAGCGCTATAAAGTTATGTACGCCAACGGCAAGGTGGTTCACTTTGGTCAGGAAGGTGGCAGCACTTACATCGACCATGGAGACAAAACAAAAAGAGCAGCATATTTAGCAAGACACAAAAAAAGAGAAAACTGGTCTGACCCTTTTTCTGCTGGGTCACTATCCCGTTACCTTTTATGGGGTGACTCCACTAACATGGAAACCAATCATCAGGCATTCATGGCAAAATTCCCCATCACATACAAAAAATAAATAATACTAATATTATCAAATACTAATATTATTTCCCAATTTTCTCCAAATCAGACATAATACTACGCTGTGATTCTGGAATATTTCTAAATGCTAACCAATCTAAAAATCTGTCAAGACATTGGCACTTCATTTATATACCTAAGGATAATA